ATGGAATATCATGTCTTTAAAAAGCCGAGAATTAAAAACGGCAAAAAAATCTATAAATGGTATTATTATTACACTTTAAACGGAAAGCAGATTCAGAAAGTTTGTAAAAACTGTTTGAACCGTTCGGATGCAGAATCCTACATACGTTCTTTGCCGCCTTTAAACGAATTTAAGCGTGAAATAACGGTTGCTGATGTTGCTGAAAATATGTTTTTACCAGAAAGCGACCATTTAGAACGGAGAATCCAATTAGGAAAATCTATTGATGTAAAAACTATAATCGGGTATCGATCTTATGTTGATATTATTATAAAAAAATGGGGCGGTTATCCTGTTGAAAAAATTACGGCTAAAGAAATTTTAGAATATCTTTTTAAAGTTGAACGTTCCGGAAGTTGGAAAAATTCATATATTTACACTTTCAATGAAATTTTTAACGAGGCACTATGGCATGATTGTGTTTTTGTAAAGCCAAATCTCCCTAATTTTGTTAGAAATTCAAAAAAAGCCGATATTTTTTCAACAGAAGAACTTCAAAAACTGTTCAAAAAAGAGAATTTCCCTAACGAAATGATGTATTTATTTTTTTTGGTTTGCCTTTCGGCGGGCATGAGATTAGGTGAAATACGGGCTGTCAGGGCTAAGCAATTCATTTTTGATAAAGAAATCATCGTAATTGACGGTTTTTGTAAGCAGAACGGTGTTAGAACCGTTTATAATAAGACAGGATCGGTTGATAAACCTAAATTTAGACTTGCTTTTCTACCAGAAACGACTTTATCAGCTATGAAAGATTGGATCGAAGCTAATGGCTTGGCCGAAGACGATTTTTGTTTTACTCAAAACGAAAAACCTATCAGATCGGAGTATGCCGAAGCCGTTTTTTATAGACTATTGCAAAAAACAGGTTTAATCCCTTATGGTAAAGGAAAAAAGCGCCTCCCTGCGTCGGATGGAAGGCGGTTGATACCGCATTCTCTTCGCTATACTTATGTATCACGTATGAGGCGTATGATGACAGCGGAAGATTTAAAAAACTATACAGGGCATACTTCCACTGCTATGGTCGATTATTATAGCCGCCGTTCTTTGGAGCTGTTGTTGAAAAGTTTACCTGAAAGCGGAAAACACGCTGCAAATACTATTTTTATTTAGTTTTTTTAATAAAAAAACATAAATTTAATTTTTTTCAATTTTTTTCAATTTTTTTTATTTTTGTGAATTTTTGGATTTACCTATGTATTTAAAAGGTGTAAGTTTATATTTAATATAGATTTACATCTTTTTTTTGTTTCTTTACCAGTAAAGTAAATTACTTTACTTTTATGAAAGTAAACATAATAAAAAAAATCAAGTAAAAATAATATTTTATTACAAAGAAAAAAAGCTGAAAAGTAAAGTAATTTACAATACTTAATTTGTAAGGTAAAGCATTTTTTTTTTCTATGAAATATTAAAAGGTACTGTCAGGGGGTATACCCCTATGCAATTATTCGGCGACGAGTGCAAGTTGTAAAATGCCTGTCAAGTTTTAAAAAAGACTTACAAATATTTGACAGTTAATAGCTTTTAATTTGTAAGTCTTTTACAATTAAGCTATGGAAGTATTACCGGCGGAATTTGCACGGCAAGCGGGTGTTACCCGCCAATCTATAAGTGCAAAAATTAAAAATGGAACACTCATACAGAACTCGGCGGGCAAGCTTGATACTGAAAATCCTGTGAATGCAGGTTATTTGAACATGAAGCGGCAGCAAACGGAAGCTATTCATGTTATAAAATGTGAAAATACCGGCGGACAGGTTAATGTTGCAAGCAGAATGGGGATACCGGCCGTGCGAAATTATACGGACGAAATGTCAGCTCAAAGGATAGGCGTTCCTGCAGAACTTTTAGGGTTAAGTCTTAAAGATTTGGTTTTAAGGTATGGCGGAATTTTACCGCTTGAAAAACATGCAAAGGTTTTGAAAATTCTAACCGAATCGGCGGAAAAAGATTTAAAAATGAAAGAACGCCGATTAGCTCTTGTTGATAAGGACTTTGTTATTTCAAGATTATTTCAATATGTTGATAATTTAATGATACAATTTTTAGAATACCCCGAAAGTGTTGCTGATGACCTTGTTGCCCGTGTACTTGCAGAAAGAGAAGATTCAAGACAAACAATAATTGAAACAATGAAAAAAGGCTTTTCAAAAATAATAGGAGGGGCGAAGGAGCAAATGATAAGTGAACTTAACGGATTAAAGCATAAATACCACGATGACAGCACTGCCCTAGCCCTTTCGGAATTAAAACAAGAGATAAAAAATGAACTGGAGGCTGAAAGAGATGATTAGTGAGGCCTTTAATATTGACTGCATGGAGTTTTTAAAAAAGTGTAAAGACAAAGAATTTGATTTAGCGATTGTTGATCCGCCATATGGAGATGCTAAAAATAAAAATCAATTTAAAAGAGCTGATAAAAAACGCTTCGGTGGATGGTTTGATAAATATAAAGAAGTTGAACGCACCGGCGGAACATGGGTGGCGAAATACAAGAAAAAAATAATCCGTTGGGATGTTGCACCACCGAAAGAATATTTTATTGAATTATTTAGAGTGTCAAAAAATCAAATTATATTTGGAGGTAACTATTTTGAATTACCCCCGACAAGGTGTTTTATTATTTGGGAAAAATTGACTATATCGGAAAAATTCACTATGGCAATGTGTGAATATGTCTGGACGAGTTTTTTTGATAATTCAAAAATTTTTAAATGTAAGCCCCAGGATAAGTTTAGGTTTCATCCTACACAAAAACCCGTAGAACTTTATAAATGGATTTTGAAAAATTACGCAAAAAAGGGAGATAAGATTTTAGATACACATTTAGGATCAGGTTCCAGCAGGATAGCGGCGTATGATATGGGCTTTGATTTTGTCGGAATGGAAATCGACAAAGAATATTTTGATAAGCAAGAAAAAAGATTTAAAGAGTATTGCACGCAAGGAAGTTTATTTGAATTTTCAGGCGGTGAAATAAAAGAATGATAAGGAGATAGAAAAATGAAATACGATTCTGCAAAAGACACTCTTTTGCATATTAAACGAGTAAATGAATTATTGTTAGGTGTTGCAAAAGAACTTATGGATAGGGCTATTAGACATGATAGCTCTAAATTGGAAGAGCCGGAAAAATATTTGTTTGATAAGATGACGCCAAAATTGAAAGGTTTAACTTATGGTTCGGAAGAATATAAAAAATCTTTGGACGAATTAAAACCTGCACTTGATCATCATTATGCAAACAACTCACATCATCCTGAATATTATAAAAACGGAATAGATGATTTTACTTTGGTTGATTTAATTGAAATGTTTTTAGATTGGAAGGCTGCAAGCGAACGGCATGAAGATGGCGATATTTTTAGGTCGATAGAAATAAACAAAAACCGTTTTAAAATGTCTAATCAGTTGATTCGGATATTAAATAATACGGCAAGGAATATGTTTAAAAAATAATAAAATGGAATTTACGGAATACGAATTGGGAGATATTGATTTTCTCATTGAGAGGTTTGGGGCTTTGACGGAAAGGCAGGTTTATGAGCTGCCGTCGGAGTTTGCCGAAAGGGTTCGGTATTTACCGGCAGACCTTACGCCTTTTCCGGGAAGGTTTAATTGGGAGCGTTTTCCGTATTTTAAAAAAATTGTTGACTGCATGGCTCCCGATAGTCCGATTCGTGAAGTTGTGTTAATGAAAGGGAATCAACTGGGAGGCACAACGGCTATCATTGAAACAATTATCCTTTACAACATAATGTCGAACCCTACGGCGCAGGCGTATATTACTGCGGATGCCGGATTGATGAAAACTTCAATGCAAACAAAAATTGAAAAGATGATTGATAATGCGGGGGCTAGGGATTTAATTTTTTCGCAAAATAGAAAACAAAAAGGAAGCCGTGATACGGGAGATACCGCTTTTTCAAAAGAATATCCGGGCGGTTATTTGCATTGCTTCGGGAGCCGTGCCCCTGCCCGCTTTAGGAGTATGAGTTACCGGAATATTCTTGCAGACGAGGTGGACGCTTTCCCTGATGCGATTAAAAAAGAAGGTTCAGTTATAGATTTAGTTAGGAATAGAACCGATGCTTATTCTACTAAAAGAAAAATATTTTGGGCAAGCACACCGCTTGTTAAACAGACAAGTAAGATTGAGCGGTTGTATGAGGCAGGCAATCAGCAGAAATATTTTGTTCCGTGTAAACATTGCGGAAAAATGCAGGAGCTGATTTGGCACGGCAAAAACGAAGACGGTACGGAATTCGGTATTGTTTGGGAGAACGATAAAAACTTTTTGCCGATTATTGAAACGGTTGCTTACAAGTGTAAATTTTGCGGCGGGTTGATGAAAAACTATGATAAGGCTTCGATAATTAAAAAAGGCGAATGGAAAGCAACAGCCGAAGCTCTTAATCCCTTTACGGTTTCTTTTCATTTGTCGCCGATTTATAATCCGCCGGGGATGTACAGTTGGGAAGACATGGTACTACAATGGGCAGAATGTTGGGATATTAAAAATAATCGAGTGAGGGATAAAGAAAAGTATCGGATTTTTAGAAATACAAAACAGGGCTTGACTTTTGAAGAGATGGGTAAACAGATTCGGTATGAACGAGCCGTGCAATTCCGCCGGGCGGGTTTTGTGCGGGGTAAGGTTCCGAATGATTTGGCTGTAAGGGATTCAGGATCGCCGGTGTTAATTGTGTGCTGTTCCGTTGACGTTCAAAAAAAGAATTTGTTTGTAGATGTTAAAGGCTATTCTGATAAGGGCGTTACTTGGACACTGGATTTTTTTAGTATTGACGGAGATACAGAAGATTTTAATGGGCCTTGGGATGAGCTTTATAAATACATCGAAGAAACACGCTTTGTAGGTGATGACGGTAAGGTTTATAAGATTATGATAACTCTTGTAGATTCAGGGCGGTATACGGACTATGTTTATGCTTTTACAGGCAGATATTCTGTAGGTGTATACCCTTGTAAGGGAGCGGAATATATTAAGGCCGGTGAAACATACCGCATTTTTGATAGGAGCACTTTACAGAGGATAGGCTTACCGCTTGCCTATCATGTGAATACAACAAAAATGAAAGACCGTATAAGCAACAGCATGAGTGTTTTAATGTGGAATGAAGGACAATTCCAGCCGGATTGGTATCCGAATTTTCCAGATGATTTTAGGGACGATTATTTTAAAATGTTTGAGGCCGAAACGAAGGTTGATATTATCGACAAATTAACAAACAGATACCAAAAGACTATTTGGAAGCAAAGGCCGGGGGCGGACAACCACGCTTTCGATACTTACGGTTATAATATGGCAGGTCTTGAAATTTTTGCCGATGCGTATTGCCGTGAGTTCTTGGGTTTGCCGGGGTTGAGTTGGGCGCATTTTTGGGAAGAGGCAAAAAGAGGCGTGTTTATTGAGCCTTAAAATAATTTTTGATTTGTTAATAGCTTTTTTATTTTTGTAATTTATAATTTTAAACATGGCATTATTAGACCTTGATTTTAAAAAGGAAAGCCAAAGGCGTTTTTGGCTTGACGAATTGGAAAATGCAAAAAGACTTTTGCATGAGATTGAAAAGGCAATTTTATTTTTAACTCAAAAAACGATTGAAGCGGGCGGTGTTCAAGAATATACAATCGATACGGGGCAAGATAGGCAAACCGTGAAGCGTTCGGATTTATCATCTTTGTATGTCAGGCAAAAAGAGCTTTTAAGTTTGATTGATATGTTGGAAAGCCGTTTGCGTCCTGCAGGCGGTGCTGTGAGGATAGGCTTATGGTAGAATTTGAAAGTGTTATGCCGGCTGTTGCGGTTAAGGGAAAAAAAGAAGATGTGCTTGCTTATTATGTAAGAGATATTTTTCAAGACATTTTCACCGGCGATAAATATCCCGATAGCTTCGGCGTTACAAGGGATTATATTTGGAGCTATGGAGTGGATTATTATACTTTGCGGAAAAGGTCGCTCCAGTTGTTTACAGAAAATTTATATGCTGCCGGAATTGTAAAACGAATTTTGAGGAATGAAATATTTACAGGAATGATGCCTGAACCCACGCCTTTAAGTTCGGTTATTTGGCCCGATAAAAACGATGACGAAAGAGAGAATCTTGCCGTTAAGTATGCCGAAGAAATGAGCGACATGTTCGGAATTTATGCCGCTGATTATAATGCGTTCGATTACAGAAAACAATTAACATTCGGGGAGTTTCAAAATCAAGTAAGACTTGAAGCAATGTTGTGCGGAGACGGTATTGTTGTTGCACGGATAAACAGACAAACAGGATTGCCTTGCTGGGATTGGATTAACGGGAATAGTATTGTTACGCCTTTACAAGGAAAGGCTAAAGAAGGAAATAGAATTCTTCACGGTGTGGAGCTTGACAAGCATGGAAGACACGCTGCTTATTGGGTGCGTGAAGTTGTTGATGCGGAAATTAAAGAAACACGGATTCCCGTTTACGGAGAAAAATCGGGACGACAAATAAGCTGGATGGTTTATTCTAGTGATAGGCTTTTAGACCAAGTGCGAGGTATGCCGATTTTAGCAAACACACTCTACATGATGAAAGACTTAGATCGATACCGTGATGCCGAAGTGAGGGCGGCGGTGGTTAATGCTCTTTTACCGCTTTTTATAAAAAAAGCCCCCTCCACTCCTATAGGTACAACCCCTATTTTAAACATGACACGGCCTGCTGCTCAAGCGGGAACACCCGCCGCTATTGACGGCAAGGAAGGAATCCCTTCAACAATTCCGATGTCGCCGGGGACGGTGCTTGACGGATTGGCACCGGGGGAAGAGCCTATCAGCTTTAATACAAACAGGCCTAATGTTAATTTTAAAACTTTTGAAGATGCAATTATTTCGGCAATTTGTTGGGCCAATGAAATACCGCCTGAAATCGTAATGCTTAAATTCGATTCAAGCTATTCGGCTTCAAGGCAGGCGAATAATGAGTTCGATATTTTTTTAAAGTATAGGGCGTTTAAAAACGCTAAGGATTTTTGCCAGCTTATATATTCCGAATTTGTTATTCAATCAGTTTTAATAGGGAATTTGAATATTCCCGAATTTGAAAAAATTGCTTTTAAAAGCGAATTTTGGCAACAACGAGGTGCGTGGTTAAAATGCGAGTGGTCGAGCATATCACGGCCGAGTGTGGATATTCAAAAAGAAGCTAATGCAATGAGGGTTCTTTTAAATTTGGGTGTTATAACTTTTGATATGGTTGCAAGAAAATTCAGCGGAATGGGATTTAAGAGCGTGCAATATAAACTTGCACAAGAAAGAGATTTGATGAAGCGGTTAGGTTTTGTTTCAGCAATTGATGAGGATAACAACGGTAAGCCTGTTTATTTGACGGAAGAGCAAAAAGAGAAACTTCAGGAGGCGGTAGATGAGTGATGATATTTCTTTAATGACACAAAAAGAAATGATGAGGCAGATTTATTCTTTGCAAAAAGAACGGGTTGAAAATGATACAAGACTACAAGTACAAATGGATGAAGTTATCAGAAGACTTGATACCCGTGAAAAAACTTTTGAAAAGATAAGCGAGGAGTTTGGAAAGATAAGCAGCGAATTGGCTGGACAAAAAAAAGTATTTTTAGAGCTTGATGGAATGAATAAAAAATTATCAGACTTAGATGAAAAAATCGAATACATTATTGAGTGGAAAAATGAAAAGGAAAAAAAAGATGCTCTTGAAAACAAGGATGATGAAATTTTGAGTTCCAAAATTAAAGGCTTTGTTGAATGGCAGGGCGTTACAAATAAGAGGCTTGATTTTTTGGAAAATAAAACGGCTAATACGGCTGTTGCTGTTTTGAAGAAAATAGGCGGAATAACTTTAACGGTTATTGTTACAGCCGTGATTGGATATTTAATTGGAAAATTAAAAAAATAAATTTATATAAGGAGTTTTTAAAATGGAAAAAGAAAACAAAAAAACGGGAGCGAAACAATATTCATTGTTTGCACAAATTTTCTCGGCATTGTGGATTATTATTTTAACAATCTGCAAAGGGTTTAATTTTATATCGCTTGAAATCAGCGATATAATTTATTCGGGGATTGCGATTGCCGGAATTTTTATGCCGGTGTATTTTTCGATTTGGTTAGATAAGATAAAAGATATTAAACTAGGTTAGGACTTGCACCGGTGCAAGTCCTAAAAAGTTAATATTTAAACTGGAGGTTGTTATGCTTGGAATAAAAATTTTGCGTTATAAAAAATCTTATGATTTTAAGGCCTTTCCTGAAAAAGAGGATGGTTTTCAAAATAACTGGAAAAACAATAGTCTTGACGATTTAATTTTGTTAAAAGATGGAGAAGAAATTTTTAAAGCAAAATGTCAGACGGTTGCGAATTATTGCTTCGGCGAAATGTTCCGTGCGGGCGATGTTGCTTTTGGAGCGAGTGTCAGTGAGGGCGAATTTACAATAAAGACTTTTGTAGAACCTAGAAATTTCAACGGAGAAATTCACGCAATTATAAAAACAAAAACAGTTGACGGGGGTGTGATTGATCATAATGCAATGCAAACGACGAAAGACGGGTTTCAAAACGGGCGATGGTTAATTCATAATCGGTATTCTTTTAAGTTAGGGAAAGATACTAATTATGCTTGGAGTGCAGGATGTTTTATTCTTTCGTCTAAAGATTTGGAGCGATTCAATTCAGTTTTAAAAAATAACGGCGTAAGTGCCGGATGCGAAATATGCGGATTTTTAACGGAGGCGTAAGAATGTCGGGAGTGCTTGTAGTTTTAGGATTTGGCATTGCTTTGGCTATAGGCTTGCTTTCTTTTATTGCCGGGTGGAAAAACGGAAGAGCAAGGCTTGAAGCAGAGATTGCCGAAGATGCAGAAAGAAGAGCGGCGGATAAGGCTTTGTATGATTCCGAAAAAGCAAAAATAAAAAGAGAGGTTTTTAAAGATGCTGATGCTAAAAAAAAGAAAATGTCTAATAGCAGCGGGCGTGATAAGTTTAATGCTGTTAATGATGTCTTGCGTAACAAGAACTAGAATCGAATATATCTATGAAGATTACGATATAGTTTTTCCGCAATTTCCCGATCCTCTTCCGGTGGAATTTAACGAAGAGGATGGAACGGTAAAAATGCCGTTGTGGTATTGGGAGAAAATTGCGGAATATAAAATTGAGATAGATGCAATCGAAAAATATTTTAGTGAGGCGGAAAAATTAAAGAAAAAATGATTGTGTATATTTCGGGGCCGATTACGGGAATTAAAAATAATAATGCGGAGGCTTTTTATAAAATGGAAAAAGCATTAAAAAAGAGTTTTGAAAAACTGCCTTATTTTAAAATTGTAAATCCTCAAAGATTGGCTATAAGGGTTGATGCTTATTTTAAAGAGATTTCCAGAGTTTTAAAAAAGGAAAAGCGGCCTAGGTGGGAGGATTATATGAGGGCGTGTATTGCGGAATTGGCAGGATGTTCTCATGTGTTGGTTTTAGAAAATTATAAAAAGTCAAAAGGTGTAAAGGTGGAATTGTTTTTAGCAAAATTGTTGGGTATTCCTATTTTTTTTAGTTTGGAAGAACTTAGGAATAATTATAAGAAATTTTAGGAGGTTTGCAATGAAAAAGAGATTGAATTTTTTATTGCCGGTGCTTTTAATTGCTGCCGGAGCATTTGTTTCCGGCTATGCTTTTAAATGGGGATTTGACATTTTAGGAATTGCTCTTATGTTTGGCGGTGCGGGGCTTGCAACATTTTTTGTTGTCAAAAAGAAAGACAATAAAAAGCTTTGGATTGCTTCGCTTGTATGTGCTTGGGCGGGGGTTGTACTTTTGACTGTTGCAGGCTTGGTGCAGTTTAAGGGTACGGTTATCTTAGCCCTTGCAGGGGCGTTGCTGATAGGTGCTTATTGGCGGATTGAGGTAAAAAGAGAATAATTTTACTTTTTTAAAAGACTATGCGTAATCAGGATTTGTCCGATTACGCATTTTTTTTGAAAAAAAAGTGAAAAAAAATGATTTTTTTTATAAAAAGCACTTGACAAAAAACATCACTAGTGATATAATATAAATATCTTAAAGGGAAGGGGGTTTAAAATTATGCGAAAGCATAAAAAAAAGCCGCATAAGCATAGGGCTAAATGCGGCAATCGGATCCGGCAAGTGTTGACGGTCTTAGCGGAACTAGCAACAATTATCGGATTTATCATAAGCCTGATTAAAAAATAATCGGGCGGGGTTGGAGGGCGAAAGCCTTCCAACCCTTATTATAACAATTTTAAGGAGATTTGTCAAATGGAAATTAGATTAAAAGGTTTTAAGGCTTATTTGTTTATTGTAGTTTTGGTGTTAGGCCTTATCAATTTTGGCTATCAGATTTTTAAGCTGATATGGGGGTAAGGATGACTACAAATGAAGTTGCTGCAAAGGCCGGGTGTAGTACTATTGCTGCAAGAAAATGGGCTTTGGAAAATGGTGTGTCTTATGCCGGTAGTGATAGAGCTAAAATTTACTTGTGGAGCGAAGAGGACTACGAGCGGTTTTTGAAAAGGCCTAAGCCGGGGAAAAGGGTTAAGATTGTAGATAATTCGTAATGTTTAATTTTTAATGCGTAATTGGGGTTTTGCCGATTACGCATTTTTTTTATTTTTTTCAAAAAGTTAATAGCTTTTTGGTTTAGCCTCCTGTATAAATGTATACAGGAGGCTTTTTTTATGCGTGATAACATTCAATCTTTTATTTTGGCGGCGGGAAATTTGGGGGCTGAGGCTTTTTGTATTATAAAATTGGCAGAGGAAAAGGTAAAGAGCGGAATAGATGTTATGTCTGCTCTGCAAGCCGGTATAGATAAAAAGTATTTAAAAGTGGATGAAAAGAATTTATCATCACTTGATAATTTTCAAGTTAAAGAACCTGCTTTGTATTTGGAATATTTATCGGGTTGGAATTGTGGCATAAAAGAAGAGGCGGCCGATTATAAACCGAAAGACGGAGAATTGATTGTGGAGTGTTGGAAGCGTGGGAAAGATACGCATTTTAAATTGCCCGATTGGGATCCGTTTGAAAATTCTTTTATTGTAAAATACGGAACTATTGATTCTTTAATGGTTTTTTATCCTTTAAAAAATAAGAGGTCTTAAATGAAGCTTGCGATTGATAATTATATCGGTGGTTGGGACGGTATAAGTGAAAAAGAAATACGGGAAAGTTTGGCATCGCTTAAAGAGGGCGAAGATTTGGAGCTTACGATAAACAGTCCGGGCGGAGATGTTTACGAGGGGATTGCCATTTTTAATACAATCAGAGAAACGGCAAAAACTCATAATGTAATTGTTACAGTGAACGGATTGGCGGCAAGTATGGCGACCTATATAGCCCTTGCAGCAAGAACGGTTAAAGCCGATTCGGTTGTTAGGGTTTCGGAAAATTCTATTTTTATGATCCATAATCCTTGGACATTTTCTTTCGGGGATTATCGGGATTTTGAAAAGACGGGAAGTTATTTAAAACAGTTAGCCGGAGTTTTATGCGGGGTTTATTCGTTTGTTTCTAAAAAAGAAAAAACCGAAGTCGCTTCCCTTATGGATGCCGAAACTTTTTTTGTAGGAAAAGAAATCAGCGACAACGGGTTTGCAAACGAATTTGAAGAAATAACGAAACAAGAGGATTCAAGTGAGGCAGAAACGGACGGAATTGAAAGCAGGGATTCGCTTGTTGTGAATGCCAAGTTAAAAATTAAAAATTGTTATGAAAGTTTAAAAAAGGCTTATGAAGATACGGAAGAAAAACCGATTGATAAGGCGGCCGCTTTGTTAAAGATTGAAAATATAAATCTTGAAAATTCTATAAATGAAAATAAAAATCAAAATACTAATGGAGGTTCTATGAAGGGCGAAGAGTTGAAGGTTAAGGATGCAGCTTGCTACAATGAGATTTTTGCATTGGGTGAAAAGTCTGCAATCGAAAAAGAAAGGGAGCGTGTAAGTGCACATTTACGCCTTGCCGAAAAATGCGGGGGCTATGAACTTGCCTCTAAGTTTATTGCGGAAGGCAAGAGTACGGCCGATGCAGATGTGCAAGGGGCTTATATGGACTATGCAATGAAGCAATCGAAAATTCAAAACAGGGCTGATGATGATCCGCCTGCTACTCAAACGGAAAGCGGAAACAAGGATGCAGACGAGGCCGCTTTGATTGCTGAATTTGACAAAGGTTTTTTTGGTAAGGGGGAATAAATGAAAAAGGTTGAAACTTCCGTTGTTGACAACGGGCTTTTTGCTTTGGGCGATAATGTGTACGAAGCGGGGCTTTTAAAAAATGTTGCTGCAGGAACGACAGTTAAGGCAGGAACTTTTTTAAAAAGAGATGGAAAAGATTTTGCCGTTTTAACAAATGCCGGCACCGAAAAGGTTGAAGGGCTTGTGCCTGTGGATTTAACGAATGAAAGCGGTTCGGCAAGTGATGTTGCTTTTAGGGCTCTTATTTCGGGAAAGGTAAGAGCGGATAAGTGCTTGGTAAACGGAACACCTGCAACGGTTGAGCAATTGGATGCTTTAAGAGCTTGTTCGATTGTGCCTATTGAAGTTACCGATTTATCCCGAACGGAATAAAATATTTTTTTATAGGAGAAGGAATATGTTACCTAATTTAATTACAAAGATTGTAGATGCGTTTAACAGAAAGCCCGATATTAACAAAATGGGTTTTCTGTCTTCGTTTTTTAGAACTACAGAGGATTCGTTTACGGATGCCGAAGAGTTTGAATATGATTTAACAAGAACGGGTGAAGAGGTAGCGCCCGTTGTTAGAGATTTGAATACAGGAGCCGTTTATATTGTTGAAGATAAATTCGGCAATAAAAAAGTCCCCTTCCCTGTTTATGCTTTAGCTAAAGTTGCAGGGATTGCGCAGCTTATGAAAAGACAGCCGGGGGAAAATTCTTATGCCGAAAAAGTAAACTGGTTAGGCAAGATTGCCAAGATTTTGGTAAGCGGTTTTTCAAAAATGACTACTATGCTGCGCTATTCTATCGAGCTTCAAGCAGCACAAGTTTTGCAAACAGGAAAAATAACTCTTACCGACGAAAAAGGTAATGCGGTTTATGATTTGGATTTAAAGCCGAATCCTTCACACTTCCCTACTGCGGCTATTGCTTGGGGCGCTTCGGGGGCTACAATTAAAAAAGATATTACAGCACTTGCCGATGTAATAAGGAATGACGGACTTTGTGATATTACCAATTTGATTTTCGGAAAAGAAGCGTGGGAGGCTTTTGTTTCAGACAATGATATTAAAGATTCTTTGAAGCAAGACGGATTGAGACTTGGAACGCTTAACCCATCGCTCGTAAACAAGGGCGGTAAGTATATGGGTTGGATCGATATCGGAGCTTACCGTTTTGATTTGTGGCTTTATAACGCAGGGTATAACAAGTTCGGTTCAAAAGATAAGGTTAAATTTGTTGAAGACAATAAGGTTATCTTTTTACCCGACACGGAAGATTTGGACTTTAGAAAGATGTTTGGAGGTATTCCGTCTGTTGATCCTGATGCAATGTTTCCCGAATTATTTGCCGGAAAAATTCAAATTGATAACGAGTACGATTTTAGGCCGAGAGTTTGGTTTGAAAAGAAAAATGAAGCTTATGTCGGTGAAATTAAAAGCCGCCCTCTTTGCTGGCCCTTTTCAATCGACAGATACGGCTGCTTAAAAGTTAAATAAAGCGAGGTGAATATATGAGCAAAAAATATGTTGTTGCCGAAGGGTTTGCCTTTACTTCCGGCGGAATTATTTTAAACGAAGGCGATGAAATTACGGCTGAAAATTTCGGCGGTAATGAAGATGTTTTTAAGGCGGCTATAGCCGATAAAAAAATTGTCGAAAGTTCAGAGCTTGCGGACGAAAAAAAAGAAGATGATAAGTCTTCCGGTAAAAATCCGCTTGAAAAGCTAAACAAAAAAGAGCTTGAAGATTTGGCTGCAAAGTTAAATCTTGAGACCGAGGGCAAAAAGAAAGAAGAGATTTTACCGCTTATAAAAAAAGCTGTTGCAGAATTATTGCAAAATGTTGAGGTTACACCTGAAGATCAGCTCAAGAATTTTGCCGTTATTTTCGGGGTGAAAGTTGAAGGAAAGACTAAGGCCGAAATAGTTGCAGCCTTAAACGAGTTGCAAAAATAGGAATAAAAAAAATGAATTTACGGGAGCTTGCGGAACAAGATTTGTCTCTTACCTTAGAAGATGCTAGTCTTACAGGTTCCCGTTTTTTGTTGATTGACAAAAACAAAAACGAGTTTGAGCTTACAGGACAGGTCGGGGATATAGGTTATCTTCTTAGCATGGACGGAGTTCCTGTACAGGGGCGGACAATTACGGTTTGTTACAGAATGTCATCGCTTGCGTTAAAAACTAAAAGTATTCCACAAAGGGGCTGGCGTGTAAGATTAAAGGATTTAAGCGGTGCCGAATACGATTTGTATGTTGCCCGTTATGAGCCTGATAGAACTATCGGAATCGCACGGTTGATTTTATCGGTAAATTTAAACGAGGGTTAGTTATGGAAGCGCAGATACAAAAACTTTTAAACGAGCAAGATAATGTTGAAAAGATTAGGGATAGGATTGCTTTTATTTTAAAAACCGAATTAAAAAATCAATATGATCTTGCCGTTAAGAACGGTTTGAAAAATGCTAAGGATTTTGATGTTAAGGTCTTTTTGGAAAATGACAGACCTTGGGAATTTACTGAAAATGAAAGCGATAAAAATCCTTTTCCGTTGGTTAATGTTTGTTTGGTTGAGACAAAGAGAGCCGAAGGCAAGGCCGGAAGTGCAATAGGCAGAAAAAAATATACGGCTTCTTTTTCGGTCGATTGCTACGCTTGCGGTAATTACGAGCAAAACGGAAGGGATGACGAACTTAGTACGATTAGGGCGTGGACATTGGCCCGCATAGTCAGGAATATTTTAATGAGCGGGTTTTATGCTTATTTAGGTATGAGGAGCGTTGTACTTGAAAGGGATTTATCGGGAATAAAGACCGGAAGTCCTAACGATATAGAAAATAGTGCTGTTGCGGTAACAATCGCAAGGCTGGATTTTTCGGTTTCTTTTTACGAAGATTCTCCTCAAGGTGAGGGTGTCGAGTTTGAAGGAATCGATTTTAATTTGGTTTCAAAAACCGGAGAGGTTTTGATTTAATTCGTGATTAGATAGGGGGTATTTATGGGAGTTTCGGCGGCGGCTGTAAGCCGTGTTTGCGGTGTTAATGTCGAGTATAAAAATTTTAATTCAGGAAAGGCGTTTATGTTACCGCAAAGGGTTGCGATTATCGGGCAAGGAAGTGATGATGCCGTGTTCGCTTTGGATAAGTTTGAGATTGAAGGGAACGCTAATGAGGTAGGAGCGAGGTACGGTTACGGCAGCCCTCTTCACCTTGCGGCATTACAGTTTTTTCCGCAAAACGGAAAATCGGCTGATTTTCCCGTTACGATTTATCCTTTAAAAAAAGCGGATCAGGCTTTGCCTTCCAAGGGTTCTATCGAAATAACGGAAGAGCAATCGGGACAGGGGGCAAAGGAAAACGGTGCCGGTGTCATTCATATAGGCGGCGTGTCTTGCGAGTTTTCGGTTAAAAAAGGAGACAAAATCAATGTAATATTACAGTCGATTAAGGCGGCGATTGACGGCCGCTTAAATTGCCCTGCAAAGACCGAGGATATAACGGAATCTAAATTACCGCTTGTTTCTAAGTGGTCGGGAGAAAGTTCCAATTTGATAACGCTTGAACTTGATGCCGATGTGCCCGGTGTTACTTTTAGCGTTAAGAAGTTTGCGGGCGGAACGGTTGATCCTGATGTCGGACAGGCTTTGAATAAAATAGGTGTAGTTTGGGAAACATTTATTTTAAGCTGTTTCGATTATAAAAAACCGGCAAGGTTGGATGCTTATCAGGAATTCGGCGAAGCAAGATGGTCGGCTTTGGAAAAGAAGCCCGTGCTTGTTTGCCACGGCTGTACCGAGGTTTTGGCCGATAGAACGGCCGTTACTGATAAAAGAAAAACAGATGCAATTAACTTTTTGATTGTATCGGTAAAAAGCAGGGAGCTGCCTTTTGTTGTTGCGGCCCGTGGTCTTATCAACGATATTGTTACAACTGCAAATTCTAATCCGGCACAGGGTTACAAGGGCTTGTTGACGGGCTTGCATTGCGGGGCCGATGATGAGCAAGAAAATTATGTTCAAAGAACGGCATCGGTAAATAAGGGCTCTTCTACAAATATTAAAAACGGGAATGTTGCAGAATTAAATGACATTATTACTTTTTATCATCCTGAAAATGAAGGGCAATTCCCAAGTAAGAGGTATGTTGTAGATTTGGTTAAACTGCAAAATGTTGTTTTTAATGTCAGGTTGATAATGGAAGCAGACAGCTTGAAGGGAGCACCCTTGGTAAGCGATGCGACCATTACCGAAAACAAAACGGCGGTACAGCCTAAGACGATTAAAACTTCGTTTATGAATTTAGCCGATTCGCTCGCTCTTCAGGCGATTATTCAAGAACCCGAATTCAGCAAAAAGAATATGGAAGTTAAAATTGACGGCAATAATCCTAAACGGGTTAATGTTAAATTTCCAGTTAAGTTGTCCGGCAATGTTGAGATTTCGGATTCCGATGTTTATTTTGGTTTCTATCTAGGAGGTAACTAATGATAGCAGGGCCTTTTGAAAGTCATACGCTTAACGGCAGACGGTTCACTTGCGATGCCGATGATGACGCTAAGTGGAAGTTTGGCGGAAAGAATAATGAGGTAAAGCCTAACGGAGACGGATCAAGCCGTGTCGTACAATCGAGAAAAACCGATTCCATTGAAGGGGTTAGTTTGGTTATAGATTTTGACAAGGGCGATGATGAGTTTTTGCAGGATTTAAAAAATTCGGGAAAGATGTTTGATTATTCGGGAACGGCAAATGACGGGGCGGTCTTTGCCGGTTTGGTGCAAATTGTTGACGATATAGAAATTTCTTTTAAGGAAGGAACGGCAAGTATTTCGTTACAAGGGAAAATTGAAAAACAAGGAGTTTAAAAATGGAAAAACAATTTAAGGTTGACAGAGAAACAGCGGTTTCGGAGTTTGAAAAATATTGTGAAGCAAACGATATTGACTATGACGAATCGGCAATGAGCGATGAAGAGCTTGAAGGTTTTAATCCATTAAAAGACAGATTTGTAAAGGCTTGTATGGATGGACGGGTTGAGGTTGATGGAACAGAAATTAAATATACGATTTCTCAATTCAGCAATAAAAACGGCGGAGATATTGTAGCTATAAAGAGACCTTGCGGAAAAGCGTTTATAGCTATGGATGGAAGCAGTGATAAGCAGTCTATCAGAAAGTTACAATCTTTTTGTTCTGCAATGACGGGTAAGGAAGTGAGTTATTTTACAAACTTAGATATTAAAGATTGGAAATTCTTCCAAGGAATTGCAACGCTTTTTTTAGCCGAATAATTTCCGTTTGTGCCGTTGACGGAAAGAAAAAAGAAGTATTAGGTACGGCAGGTGTCGTTAATCAATTTTTACAAATTTGTATGGATTATTCAACCCTGCCTGATTTTGAAAAAATAACGGTAAATGAAATTAAGTTTTTTTATTCTGCGAGAATAAAAGAAATTTGCAAAATGCAAAAGGATTTGTAAATGGCAAGCAAGTATGCGATCGAAACGGTTTTTAAAGTTATTGATAATATTACCGCTCCTCTTGATAAGATTGGAATTAAGGGAAAGGCTGTAGGACGGACTTTGAAAAATGAATTCACGAAGACGGAACAGCAACTTGCGAGTGTTGGTGCTAAATTAAAAAGTTTTGCAAAGGGAGCAATGCTTACAGGAGTTGCTCTCGCAGGTCTTGGTATAGGAGTTGCGACTAAGCAATTTATTGATTACGATGCTGCTGTTACTGCTGCTACGGCAAAGTTTAAAGATTTAGATATCACATCGGCTGATTATAAGGATAATTTAAAAGAGGTGGGAAAGGTTGCACGGCAAGTTGCTGCCGTTACCGAATTTAATGCGGTTGATACGGCGGGGGCTTTAGACAAGATGGCGATGGCTGGTTTAACAAGCAAACAGTCTATGGCTTTACTTGCAGGGACTACCAATCTTGCTACTGCTGCCGGAGCGGATTTGACGACGGCGGTTGATATTGCAACCGATGCGCTTGGAGCCTTCGGTTTGATGACTGAAGACGAAAAACTTCTTGAAGGAAACTTAAACCGTTTATCCGATGTTATGGCTAAAACAACTAACATGTTTAATACGGATATAAGCGGTTTTTTTGAATCGACAAAAATGGGAGCAGCAACTTTTACTGCTGCCGGCCAATCGCTTGAAGATTTTTCGGCTATGGTCGGTGTCATGGCTTCAAGCGGAATTAAAGGTTCTGAATCAGGTACACAATTAAGAAACATGATGCTGTCTTTAGCTTCTCCTTCCAAAACAGCTTGGGCTGCTTTGGATAAATTGGGAATTAAAACAACAGATGCTAACGGTAATTTTTTAAACATCATAGACATTCTTGCACAATTTGAAAAAGGTATGAAAGGTTTAGGCAATGCCGAGAAAGAGGCTATGCTTAGCGATATTTTTGGCAAACGAACAGTAACAGGAGTAACTCTTTTGCTTGCCGAAGGTGCGGAAGGATTAAGGAAGTATTCAAAAGAGTTGCAAAATGCAGGCGGAACGGCTGCGAATGTTGCTGCTGCAATGCGAGGTTCTTTGTCAAATAGAATCAAGGTGTTAGGTTCTGCCTTGACGGAGTTAGGTTTTAAATTTATTGACGCTTTTGCAGCTAAGGGTGGTAAGGCTGTTGAAAACATAACGGAAGCAATAACTAATTTTGATCCTGCCCCAATTATAAATTTTTTAACAACAGCGTTTGATGTTGTTGGAAAAATTGTAGGTATTTTATGGAAAATGAGGATTGTAATAATTTCACTTGCGATTGCGTGGGGAGTTTATAAAGCGGCGATGATTGCCGCTGTTGTTGTATCAAGCATTATGGGCATGGTACATGCTGTGCAAGCGTTGATGGCTGCACAACAAGGTATGAATGTTGTGCAGGCTATTTTTAATGTTTTATTAACAGCCAATCCTATCGGTTTGATTATTACAGCAATAGGAGCACTTATAGCGTTAATTATTGTTTGTGTTAAACATTGGGATGATATTACAGCAGCGATGTCTAAAGCATGGGATGTTATTAAGCAAGTGGGAGCAAGTATTTTTTCGGCGTTGCTTTTGCCGATACAAAAATTATTAGAATTGCTTTCGATGATTCCGGGTATAGGGAAGTATATTAAACCTGCAGCAGAAGGTTTGGAATCTTTTAGAATGGGGTTAACGGAAGATAAGACAAATATAGATTTAGGACAGGCCGGGGGTGCTGCGGCTATAAAAGCTTTGTCAGGAAATTCGGAAGGTTCACAGACTGTAAGTCCCGTATCACCGGCACAACAAGCGGCTTATTATTCAAGACAAGACACATACCAACATGCTGAAATTTCGGTAAAGGCGGAGCCGGGTACAAGTGCAAAGGTTAGCAAGCCCCCTGCTTCTCCTAATTTTAATCTTGCCGTTTCGGGAAGTTATTAAGGATTTTTTTATGGAATGGGAAAACAAAATAAGCGAGGCTAGGTATACATCTCCGAGTGAAAAGACCGTTTCATTTTTATACGGGAATGTTTCCAAAGAGACGGATTTAAAAACGGGGCTTTTTACTTTTCCCGATAAGGACGGGGCGATGGTGCAGCACCAAGGTGCGGGGGCTATGAGTTTTCCTTTAACATGTATTTTTAACGGTTCGGATTGTATCGAAAAAGCCGATAGGTTTGAAGCGATGCTTTTTGAACAGGGAATAGGAGAATTGCAGCACCCCGTATATGGAGTACATAAGGTAGTGCCGCACGGAAAGATAAAAAGGATTGACGATTTAATTTCAGGGCTCAACGATTCGATTGTTGAGGTTACTTTTGTTAAGGTTATCACGGATGAAAATATTCCAAAATTACAAAAAGTTGAAGCTGATGAAATTGAAAAACAATATGAAGATTTTGCAAATGCCGCTTGTGAGGATTTTGCCGCCGGCGTTACCTCTAAAAATATAGATGATGAGTTAATGCAAAAGTCTATTTTAAATACACAAACTGAAAATATAAAAAGTGAAATGGAAGGTCTCGTTTCTTCAAAAAAAGAAAAAGCGGATTTTTTTATAAATTTAAATGAACTTAAAAATGCAAACAATAAAATTTTTGATAAAGAAAAATCGAGCGGAAACGGAGTGTTAAATGTTGCCCGTTTTGTTTTTGGAATAATGAATTGCCCTTCGAGGGCTGTAGTTAGCGTTTCCGAAAAAATTAAAAAATATAATTCTTTAGCCCGTAAACTTATGGTTCAATTTAAAAATGATCCGTTTGGAAAAACGGCAGCCGTAAATTCCATAATGACAGCCCGCCTGTCTTTGGGCGCTCTTGTAGGAAGTTTGGCGGCGGGTGCTGCGTTGCAAGTTGCGGAAAATGCAGCGAGCAATAAGAAAGATTTAAATAATCTTGTTTCAAGAAGCGAGGCTTTAAATGCTGCAGGTGAGATAGAAAATTTATTTTGGACTATAAAAAAGTTTGATGATGAAAAGGTGAAGACAAATAAGTTTGTCGACAAGAATGCGGATTCTTATTTTGGTTTGTATAATTTAATTTATAAAAGTATATTGCTTATTATAAACGCTTCTTTTGCTTTGCCTATGCAAAGAACTGTTGTGCTTGATAGGGATAGACAGCTTATAGAGTTGAGTGCAGAATTATACGGTTCTGTTGATTATGTGGATTCACTTATTTTTGATAACAAATTAACGGCTGATGAAATTACTGTATTGCCTATGGGAAAGGAGATTACTTATTATGTCAAAAGTGCATAAGGTTGTGTCGGGTGATACGCTCGGAGCAATTTCAATAAGGTATTTAGGTTCTTTTCAAAAATGGCATAGCATAGTTACAGCCAATCCTCAACTTGTTGGAAGGAAAACGGCTATTGACGGTTCTCCTTTAATCTTTCCCGGAGATGTACTAATTATACCGCTCAAGGAAAGTGAGGGCAAAGGCATTGTTTCTACAATAGAGATTGCAGATGGAGAACAAGATGTTGCAATCGTTATAGGCGGCAAAAGGTTTGTAGGATTTACAGGCTATGAATTAAATCTATCGTTTGATTCTCTTGATACCTTTTCTTTTTCGGCCCCTTACGATTCCGAATTAAAAGAATTAAAAGAAGCTATAGAACCTTTTAGCTATAAGTCTTGTGAAATTTATTATAAAGGTTCGTTGGTTTTTAACGGGAAACTTTTAACGCCTGAACCTAAGCTGGAAGATAGTACGGCCGAAATAACTTTGCAGGGCTATCCTCTTTGCGGTGTTTTAAATGATTGCAACATTCCGCCTTCAAAATATCCTGCACAATATAAGGGTTTGAATGTTAAGCAGATAGCTGAAGAATTGGCAAGTCCGTATAATATAAGGGTTGAAATGAAAGGCGGTGCGGGGGCGGAATTTGAAAAGGTTGCCTGTGAGCCTTCCGAAAGTATTTTACAATTCTTGACCAATCTTTTAAAACAAAGAGATTTACTTTTTACAAATAACGAAAAAGGACAGCTTGTTATTTTTAGACCAAAAGAAAAAAAAGCCGAAGTTTCTTTTGTTGAAGGGGATCCGCCCTTGTTGTCGGTAATACCTAAATTTAATGCTCAAAATTTTTATAGCCATGTTACCGGTTTTACAAAAACCGACTCTAAAAATAAAGGGCTGTCTTATACTTTTAAAAATAATTATTTGATAAATAAGGGCGTGCAGCGTTATAAATCGATTATGATCGACGATGCAAAGACACAAAGCGATTTAGAAAAAGCGGTTAATTCGCAGGCAGGCAGAATGTTTGCCGATTGTGTTTCTTACGAACTAAATTGTGAGGGACATGTTTTGATTGATAATCAGTTATGTAAAAAGGGGCTTTGTGTTTGCGTGAAAGCTCCCAAAGCTATGATTAGGCGTGAAACTAATTTTATAGCACGCAATATTAAAATTATTAGAACATCAGAAAGTAGGACTACTCAATTTTCGCTTGTATTGCCCGGTTCTTATTCGGGAAAGATGCCGGAGGCGTTTCCGTGGGAATAATTGGAAGGTTTTTAAAAGTTGCAAAAGAAGATAAATTTAATGTTCTTACGGCTGAAACAAGAAAAGGGTTTGATGAGGAGGCTTTATTGTATGCAAGTGCCGGCGATGATTCCGTTCCTTGTGATAATGACAGGCTTATTTTAATTAAGGCAGGAAACACGGGTGAAAAGGCGGCTGTTGGAAGTTTAAATGAATCGCAGGGGGCGAAGCCCGGGGAGAAGATTTTATTTTCCAGAGATAAAGACGGAAAAGTTGTTGCAACTATCAAGATGCTTAATTCAGGAAATATTGAAATTGAATTAAAAGGCGATTATAAAATAAAGACGGAAGGGAATATTGAATTAAACGGTTCAGATTTTGGCGGGCTTATTAAGATTGAAGAGCTTAAAATGCAGCTTCAAAAAAATACGGCAATATTAAACGGGATTTTAGGAACTTTAAAAGCTCCTGTTACGGAGCCGGGAAACGGAGCCCCCAGTGCTTTTCAAGCGGCGTTAATTGGTGCTGTCGGAACTATGCAGGCGGGGGATTTTTCAAATATAGAAAATAAAAAGGTTAAGCACGGGGGCGGTTAATGAGTGATTTTGAAGGGGATGTGCTTTTGGTTGAAACACCTGACGGCGGCGATGTTGTCGTTGAAGACGGTCTGATAAAACCTTGTAAGGATTTTTCAACGGCCGTTTATCTTTCTCTTTTCGGCGGAAATAAGGCTGATGACGGAAAGGTTAAAAACTCTAGGACTTGGTGGGGAAATGTTTTAGAGGATTTAAGCGAAGATGAAAAAATTGTTTCGAGATTTCAAGCGGTTGTTTTAGGAATGCCTTTATCGGTTAAAAGTATGAGAGAGGCTGAAAGGGCTGCGATTCTTGATTTAAATTGGTTTGTTGAAAAAAAGATAGCTGATGAAATAAAAGCATCGGGGCGGATTAAAGAACGGAATAATTTTTTGTTGAGTATCGAAATAAAAAAAGAAGGTAAGACTTTGTATGGTGAAGAATTTGCTTTATTATGGCAGGGAGGCTTAAATGGCTTATAAAAATAAAAGTATAAAAGAAGTTGAAGTTCTTTTAATAAATTCTTTTGAACATGAATTTAATAAAAAATTACGCTTATTGCCTAAGTCGTTTATCAGAGTTTTTTGCCGTGTCCTTGCCGGGGTTTTTATTATTTTATACAAACAAATAGGATGGTATTTTTTACAGCTTTTTCCTGAGACGGCCGATTGGCAGGAAGTTACTATTTTGGGACAAAGAATCAGGCCGCTGGTTAAGTTGGGTGCTTTATTCGGAATAGGTGAACCTTTAGCCGGTGTTCAATGGCAAGGCATTATAGAAGTTGATGTTTTAAAAACGGGAAGTGTTTTATATTCCGGCACTCAATTAAAAAGCAGCGTAACCGGGAAACTTTATGTTACAAGTGAAACAAAAACTTTACTTTTGAATAAGGAAAGGGTTAAGGTTTTTTGTACAGAAATAGGTACGTCGGGGAATTTGGAAGTAAACGATGTACTTAATTTTGTAAATCCTTACGGGTTTGTAAAATCGGAAGCGGTTGTTTTGGAAGTTGAAAGAATGGGGCTTGATGAGGAATTGGAAGCAAATTATAGGGAAAGGTTGATAAACAGATTTCGTTTGCAGCCTCAAGGCGGTGCATTGGCTGACTATAGAATTTGGGCCGCCGATGTTCCGGGAGTGTTAAGAGTTTACCCATACAACGATAAAGAGCAGCCGGGCGGAGTGCTTCTTTATGTTTCGGGAATACCTTCGGTTTTTAATGATAGAATTCCTGATAAGGGATTGCTTAAAAAGGTGGGAGAAGTTTGCACTTACGATCCTGAAACCGGCAAGGCAATCCGCAAACCCTTGACGGCGATGCTTGATCCCAAAAACGACGGCTCGTATGAAAACATTAAACCTATTTCGATTGTTGAGATAGAGGTTGCTGTTACCGGAGTTGCAGGAATTGCCCCTGCCGATTTTGCGGAATTGATTAAACCTTCACTTAAAAATTATTTTTTAGATAGAGATTTGTATATCAGAGGATTATCGGATGACAATAATCATACAAATGTTATTTCAAAAAATCACGTTATAACCGTGATAAATCAAATAGCCGTTACTGCTAAGACTGTTTTTGAAGATGTTGTTTTAAAAAAAGAAAATGTTGTTTTTAGCTCTTATGTTTTAGATAACGGCAAGCTGGCAAAATTGGGGGCTTTTTCAATCAACGGGGTTTCTTATTAAGGAAAAAAAATAAATGGTAAATGTTTTTTTTAATAGTATAAAATTATTGTTTCCTCGGTCGAGAGCTTTTGAACTTGTAAAAGATACAAGTAAAAAAAAGTTGATTAAGGCTATTGCTGTTTTGCCTGAAGATATTCGGTTTGAAATGGAGAAAGTTTATTTTGATTTGTTTCCCGAAACAAGCCGTGCTATTGATGATTGGGAAAAGGTCTTTGCTGTTGTTTTTTCAAGCAAAGAATTGGAAAAACAAAGAGGGGTTTTAGCTGCTCTTTGGAAAATGAATAAGGGTGGACAGTCTTTGTGCTTTTTGCAAGACATATTAAAAAATATAGATGAAAGAATTTTGGTTGCGGAAAACTTGCCGATAAGCAATCCCAGACAAAGAAGTGTTACACATGTTGCAGTTTGTAAAAACAAAATAATGTGCTGCAAAAATAAAAAAGCGGTGTGTGGGTATAGAATAGGAGATGATAATTTTGCACCCTCGGTTTTAAGAAATGATGTTTCAGAGGTTTACTCGATTAAAAACGATCCGAGGTTTTGGGTTTATTGTTTTTTTGTTTGTAAAAAAATTATTAGAAATTCGGAAGGTAAAATTTTATATATTGAAAAATTAGAAATAAAAAAAGAGTTTAGAAATTATATTGAGTATTTAATTTTAAAAATAAAACCTGTACACTCGGTTGCGGTTTTATTTATAGAATGGATAGATTAAAATAAGGATAAATGGAGGTATTATGATTAAATTGGATGCAACATATTCGGATTATGTGAATACAAGCGATCCGAAATACCCCGCCGGCAAGGCGGTAGATGCTTCGGGAGAAGAGAACACGGACGGAACTCCTCTTTTGGCAAAATGGATGAATGATATTAACGGCACAAGACAGGCTATTATCAAAGAGGCATTTGGTGATATGTCCGGTGTATCGGGGAGTCCTGATGATGTAGAAAATTCGGATGTTTTGAAAGCTTTTAAAAAAATAACGCAAGAGTATACGAATGGCAAGGTTGCAAATGAAGCGCAGGCAAGAGAGCAAGGGGATGCTGACGCATTGAGCTCTGCTAAAAGCTATGTTGACCAAAAGTTTATTAAGCACTATCAAAAAGGCTATATTCAAATGCCGGGTATGCCTAGCCCTCTTGAAGATACATCAATGCACTATGAAGGTTACAGCTGGCATGAAGTTAATTATGACGGAAATTTCTTTAGAGCAAAAGGCAGAAACGCTAAGGTGTTTAGTTCTAAGAAATTAACAAAAGAACAAATTAAGAATGGAAATTATGTTTTCCAAGATGAATCGCAGAGGGATGCGATTAGGAATATAACTGGATCGTTGGGGCAAGATAGTAACGATCATAGTGTTTGTTTTTGGAATAAGACAACTATCACAGATGGGGCAGGAGCTTTAAAAGGTGGACGGTATATAAACTGGTTAAGATCAAATTCAGGAGATTATAGTATTCATTTTTATGGATTAACATTCGACGCTTCGCGAGTTGTTCCGACTGCGGAAGAAAACCGCCCCCGAAACCTAACATTCGCTTATTGGGTTTTGGTGAAAAATGAATAGGAGAAATTAACTATGGAATATTTTGAACGAATTGAAATTGAAGGTGGCATCATTACAAATCACATTATCGGTGAAAAACCGAAGAAAGAAAAAGAGGGTGTAATTTATATCTACGGCACCAACATTCAAGCGAATGTTGGTGATGATTTTCGTTTTTATGAAGATTTAATTACCGGTAAAAAGAAAAGTCTTAAAACTCTTATTGCTGAAAAGCTAGTTCAAATACCCGAAGGCAAGAAGCTTAATACAGACGGGACAGACTTTGAAGATATGAGTGAAGCCGAAAAAGTTGAGGCAGGGTTAAGGGTTCTCAAAAACGACGAAAAAGTTGAAGGTGATTACATCATTAAAAAAACAAAAAAAGAACTTTACGATGAAGGCAAACTCTCAAAAGAAGAATATAATTTATACATTAATGAGTTAAGAGAAGCAGATTACAGGCGGGAAGCCGATCCCTTAGGTATGCAGGTAATGAGGGGTGATGTTGAAAAAAACATTTGGCTTGAAAAAATAGAAGAAATAAAAAAACGGTATCCTAAGGTTGAATAGAATTTATTTTTGTAATTTGTCCATTTGAGAATTAAAAATCTTTTGGCCGTCGCTTGCGGGTTTTTCGCAAGCGTTTTGAAAAAAAGGTGTAGGAGGTGTGCGTGTTTGTGATTTTGAAAAACTATATACCTGTTTTAATTTAAAAGACACCTGCCCTTTTGAGGAATGGAATCTTGTAACCTTATGAAGGTTTTTACCGAAAGAAATTAGTTTACCGGTTTTAAAAGCAACATAAGCACGGGCAACTTGCCGGGCTTTTTTGGAGCGGATATTTTTTTTAAAAGGGCCTTTAACTTTTTGTGAACGAAGCCTGTTTACTCTATACATTTTTGAAACGGGTTTCGTTCTATTTCCACTTCGGGCCGTGTCGGTTGGGATTGCAAGGGTTGAACCCATTGCCGGTTTATGAATACCGCCTTTTTCTTGACGCTCCATATACGAAGCTTTTTGATTTATACCGACTGTAGAATGAATGGAATTTAGACTATATAAGCCTTCCGGCATTTTGTCAAATTGAACTTGTTTTACTGTAAAATTATTTCGGAGTGTGAATTTATTTTTCATGGCATTAACAGTGTTTTTTCTTGCTAAGGCGGCTTGAACATTTACGGTGTTTGTTGCAGCTTTTATAATTGTTTTTTTTGCATCTATTGTTAAAAGATGAAAACTTTCAGGATCGTGAATTACCATTTTTGCAGTTTGAGACATTTTTTTTTCTCCTTTTAAAATAATTCTAATTGATTATAATTTATAACCGTAAAATCTTCAATAAGATGCTTAGCTTTTCGAGATTGTTTACAGTTTTCTTTTACTTCCTTTTTGGCTGCTTTTAAAGCTTCATGTTTTGAAAGAAAAATAAAATCTTTTTCATGCGGGGTTTTTTGTTTTATTATTTTTTCTATTTTCATTTTATATTCAAAAGAAAATCGATTGTCCAAACGGAATATGTTTATTTCGATAAAATTACCTTTATGATTTTCGCTTACGGTATCTACTTTTGTAAGAGTGATTTTTTCATTGTTTAAAATATTGATTGGTGAAACAAACATTTAATACTCCTTAATCATCTTCATAATCAAAAGGATTTTCATCCGGCGGTTCTATATAGCCATTTTTAAAGTCATCTTCAGGTATTGTGTTTGAATAGTCGTTTTTATTTTCTTTTTCAGTCAACGATGGTTGTTGTGCTTTACCTTCGTAAGGCTTTAAACGAACATTGAAAAAACATAGTTCAGGATTGCCGTCTATTTTTTTCTGTTTATAGTTTATTTCTAAGTAATCATGCTTTAAAAATCGTACAAATTTATTGCGGGTTAGAGCTTCTTTGTCGTCTGTTGAGAAATTGTAATAATCAAGATAGCGTTCATAAACCGTTTGAACTTTTTCAAAAGCTGTTCCGGACATGTCGAATTCAAGATTATCGTTTACGAATTTATCAAGGTCTGTTTCCTGATCCTTTACATAGTTTTGTTTATAGTTTCTGCATTCTTCCGATAAAGGTATAAATCCTTCATGTTCATATTTTAAATCAATGTATGTTTCTGCAAAGTATTTTACTATTGCAGGGTATTCTTCTTTTAATGATTTTAGAATGGTCGATAATGATTTTGTTCCTTTTTCACCTTTTTTATGTTGAACAGAAAATGGAATAACTATCATTCGGTCTATGGTTGCTTCGTCGTGTGCGTCAAAACGAGGGCTATGGTTAGTACTCATTATTATTTGTGATGTAGGAATAAAGTCGTGAGGCTCTTTGTATAAACCTCGTGCGGTTAAAGTATCACCGCCCGTTAATTCTTTCCATAGGGCATTGTTTAAATAGCCGTTGCGTTCGGTTTCTTGAATTATAGCCGCTCCCTTTCCCTCAAGGCGTGCAATATAAGGCGTTGCTTCATTTCCTGATAGGCGCCTTCTGTTTTGAGAAACAAGAACATCAGAAGGAATGCGTTCTATCATGCTGCTATAGATGTCTATTAGTAACTCTATTGTTGTGGTTTTGCCGGTATGAGTTTTGCCGATAAATATTCCGCCGTATTTATATTGAGTGTTCCGTGAGGATATGAGTGATAAATAATAGAGTAAGGTTTGAAGTGTTTCTTCGTTTTTAAAATTAGACTTCATAAAACTTAAAAACTTTTCGGGTTTTAAAGCTTTTTCCACGCTTTCCATTTTATAGGGTAAAACCTCTTTTCGGTATTCTTCAGGTTCGGATTTTCGGAATACGATTTTGTTTCCGGAAAAATCCATAACGCCGTCGAGAAGCGTAAGTGATTCTTTTACTGTGGGGCCATCAAACAAAACGGATTCACGGAAGACTTCCGGCTTTAATCCTGATAGGTCTTGTACCAGTTCAACACGGAAGCGGCGGGCCTCTATTTTTTGTAAAAGTTCATAAACTTGTCCTTTATTCCCTATTCGTCTTTGTAAAAAATAACGCAGGATGTTTGATAGAATTGTATACGAGATACCAGCAACATCGGGTTCTCTTGTCCACACATGTCCGTCAAAAAAATAATGTTTTTTTTCGGATTCAACATAAATCAATTTACCTTTTAAAACATCAGCTATGAGTTGAGCGGCCGAACGCACTCCTTTTGTAGTTAAAAATTGCATTGCGTTTGCATTGAGTTCCATCGACTTATAGTCAATAGCGACTATTGTTTTTTGCTCTTTTATTTTTTTTAAGATTTCGCTTTCAGGAACTAGAGCCTTTTCTATTTCTTTTAATAAATATTTTGAAGCTCCATATTTTTCGCAAGCTTCGATTAAAAAGTAAGGGCTATAATCGGTATTTTTTTCAATCTCTTCATTTGAAGCCCCCCACTTGGCAAGTTCTTGTTTTATTTGCGAATGTCCGCAAGCCTTTACACAAGCAGATACAAAAGGTTGAACATCTTTATCGTCTAGGTCGCTGTATTGTATTTTTTTTAAAATAGTCTTTATGCGTTTAATGCTTACCGTTTCGTATGCGTCCCAAAAAGGTACATCCGTTTTAGGCTTTTTTTGGGGCGGTGTGTATTCTTTTGCCTCTTCAATAGCTTTTTTTACCGAATCCAATTTGCCGGCTATTATTGCGGCATCCTGATCCTTGTATGGGAAGTCATTAGGAAAAGAAGCGATTTTTATTTTTCCTTCAAAGCCTGCTTTTAAAAGGGTTTCGGGCAGGTTTGAGGTTCTTTTATCGTTTTCGTCAAAAGCAAGAAGCCCGGCTGTTTTTTTACCGGAATCGTCGTTGTCAAAAAAAATGATAATTTCAGGAACGCTTAAAAGGTGTTTTTTTATTTTAGGAGCGGTTAAGCCTTTTGTACCGCCTGTAGAAAAGACATTCTTAATTCCTGATGCCGAACATGCGATTGCGTCAAGCTCACCTTCTACAAGAATTATGGGTTTTGAAGTGTCTATCGTTCCGGGCATTGGAAAGGTGGAACATGATTTTGTACCTCGTTTTTCGCAAACGCCGTCTTGATAGTAATGTAGCTTATAGCCGGTGCCCAGTTTAATGACTACACCGGAGTGCTCCCAGCTTGAGTAGCCCGTTTTAGGGTGCGCAAGCGGAACGCCGGCGCCCTGCAGTACGCTCCTATCGAGTTCGCCCCGTGCGAGGTCGAAGCCGGGCCAGTAAAAAAAATGCTTTACCAAATTGTCTATTATACCTGAAGGGTAAGATGTGTTTTTTTGAGTGCCTGCTCCACCACTTGAAGCGACCCTTGTATTTAAGAAATTTATTATCGCTTTTTTTGAAGCTTTGTTCTTTGATAAATATTTTTCAAATTCTTCACATGCTTTTGTGTTTGGTGTAAAGGTTTGCTTTTCGGGTTTTATATCTGGAGGCGGAACATAGTCATCGCCGAAAGTCTTTTCTACAGCTTTGAATTGTTCGGCTTTATCCGTTATACCTTCAAGGATTTCTACGGCATCGTAGATGTCGCCGTGAATACCGCAATTCCCTGAATAACAAATGAATTTATCGTCAAATAATTCGCAAGACGGATTTTTATCTTCGTGGTTGGGATTAAAACAGCGGATAAGCCCCCGTTCTGCTTTAATACCTTTTAAGCGCAAATATTCGATTAAACGGTTTTTGTATTTATTATAATTCATTTGTATTGTCCTTTTAGTTTTAAACTGTTGTTGTTTTCTTTTGCTTAGCTTAAATAATTATTGCAAGAAGCTTCATTATTAATTTTCAATTGTTGATATTCTAAAATCCAGTTTTTTACTATATTTAGAAAAACACTTGGTGGATCCAACTTGAATTTCTCGCAAGTTTCATAAAAATCTAATAATGTATCATCACAAACATCTTGACATAAATAATTTAAAAATTTTTCTCTATCAAAATCATCGTTTGGAGATTTGATAAGATAAGCTAAAGCCCAAGATTTAGAACCTTTATTTTTACAAACAAATCGCTTTAAACAATCTTCAGTAAGAATTTTTTCTAAGGTTTCTGTTTCATAAATATTTTTCTCAACACAGTCTTTTAAACATCTTAATGTATTGGCGACAAAAATAGTACTTCCTACTTTCAGCTTGTCTGCATTTGCCGATGTATATATTTTTTTACTATCAAACTTCATTGTTTTTTTTCTCCTTTTTTTTAAAAAGTAAATATTTTTAATAGTAAAATTGCAATAATAACCGCTTCGATGATTGCGATTATTCCGATTAAATCTCTTTTGCGTGCGAGACTAAAAATAGTTTTTTTTAGTGTTGATTGAGCTTTGGCTTTTAAGGCTTTTTTATATTGCTTCCGTAATTTTTTTGATTGTTTTGAATTCATGTGTTTATTGCTCCTTTGATTTTTTTTAAAATATCTTCAACATCTATTATAATACCGATGCAAAAAAGTTTACCATCTTCGAGAATTTGAAAATCTTTATGGGGTAAGTCCGTTTCAATTTTCCAACTTGAATATATATTTCCTAGCAAATCTTTCGGATTCCATATTGCTTGTATAAATGGTAAGTTTTCTGTGTTCCATAATTTACTGTTTAGATATTCGATTTCACTAATAACCGTTAAATCCTTTGTTATTCGTCCTAAAAAACCTTTCCATGCTCCTCTTTCATCATACATAGCCCCTTTAAATTCCAATAAGTCATCGGATAGTCCGTAAATAGCTATTACCTCATCTTTTGCCATTTCATTTTGAAATTTTTTTATATTTTCTGCAGGATATTCAAATCCATGTAGAAGTTTTGCCCATCGTTCCAGTTTTTTATTTACCATATTTCCAATTCCTCTTCTTTTTTTTGTTTTTGTGAAGCGGTAAGTTCGATTTTTGTTATTTCACCTTCAAAAGTTTTTTTTATATTGTGAATTTTTTGAGTTACGATTGTTTTATTTTCTTTTAACATAGCGATTTCCTTAGGGCTGTATTTGCTTCCGTCTTTGCAATAAACCCAGCCGGTTTTTAAGTGAACGGCGATTTCTTGTTTAAGAGATTCACTGTAAATATATTTCCAGCCGGGCTTTTGCTTTGTCATTAGTCCCTCGTATGAAGTAAGGCGATGATGTCATAGGCAGCCTCAATTTTTGCTTGCTCGGTTGCTTTTAATGTTTCATCTTGCAAGGTTCCGATTTTGTTTTTAACAGCTTGAATATAGTCGGTGATTTGGTTAAACACAAATTTAGAACTTATCAGCTTGTCTTCCGGCTCTATTTCTTCTCCGTATATGGTTTTACCTTTTAAGAGGTTTTTGGGTTTAACATTTTTTTCAAGATGATTCTGTTCTTGCTCTTTAGAAGTTTGAGTAATTACCGATTTTTCATCCTCGATTTTGGATTGAGAGGTTAAAGGCTCTTGCATGGGTTGGGTTTGCAGTTTTTTTTTAATAGCGTGTTCTTCCTGCAGGGCTTGAGGCTCTTCTTTTTTGAAGTTTTCCGATTCGGTTTTGAAAGTGCCGGTATCAAGGGCTAAGGGATTTTTGTATTCTCTTACAATTTTTTCGGCGGCAGCTTTTGTTCCGCCTAATTCTTCAAGTTTTTCTATTAAGGGAATAAGATCATCATCAGGAATTGTGCGAAAGGCCGTTAAAATGTTTGTTTCGTATTCGCAATTTATTCCTTTAGATGTAAGGATTTGACGAGTTTTGTGAGCGGCAAGGTGTCTTGATACCCACTGCTCGCTTTTAGCCAATTTTGCGGCGATTTCACGCTGGCTTAACCCTGTATTGAGCATTTCAAATACGCCGTTCTCTCTTTCGGCCGATGTTAAATCGCTTCGTTGAATGTTTTCGATTAACTGTAGCGTAAGTTTATCGCCCGTGATGACTACTGCATCTACCATTGAAAAGTCATCGCCTTTTGAACATAGATATTCAAGGGCTCTTTTTCTCCGATTACCTGCAACAAGTTCAAATTGCGGAACACCTTCGGAAGTCAGCCCCGCCCTCTTAACTACAATAGGCTGCATAAGTCCGTTGTCTTTTATTGATTGTGCAAGTTCTTCTATATCCCGATAATCTTCACGGACATTGCCGGTTTCTATGATTTGTGAAAGACTGATTTTTTGCGTTCTTCCTGATGATTCAATTTTAGCCATTGTTTGCTCCTTTTAAAAAATAATCGATATAATTTTCAAGCCGTTTTTTTACAGCGGCATGAATCGGGTAATTTACATTTTCGGTTAAGCGTTTAAGAGACGGAATGTCGGGAATTGCTCCGGGGATTAAAAATTCTTTAAAAGTATTTTGATATTTTTCTAAAATGCCCGGCTCGTTTGTTTTGGTGTTTGATTTGTTTATTGAAACAAAGGTATCGGCTTCGATGTTGCAGTTTTTCAAAATGTCAAAATAAAGCTCGATTGCCGAAAAGTCCAAAGAAGAGCAAGTGCCCGGCAGAATTAAAATATCTGCACAAAAAACGGCGTTCCGTGTATGTGCACACCAATATCCTGGCGGATCGATTAAAATATAATCATACTTATCTTTTAATCCTGTTTTTGTAAGATTTATTTTTAATTGAATATCCATAATATTATTCAATAAATTGTTTTCAAGGCAAGACGGAATTATGTCGATGTTTTCTTTTGCGGGATAAATACCATTAAAAGAGCTTACTGTTTCCGATAGAAGGTTTTTAGAAGTTATATCTTGAAAAAGTTTATTGTAACACTTGGTGAGGGTGCAGTTACTGTCAAGGTCGATTTCAAGAACTTTAAAGCCTCGATTTGCAAGTATTTCGCCGATAGTTGTGATTATGGTGGTCTTCCCTACTCCGCCTTTATAACTTGATGCAACTATTATTTTTGCCATTTTGTACTCCTTTTTTAAAACGGAATTCCTTCCGGTTCTTCCATTGCTGAATCATAGATTGAATTATCTTCATTATTTGTGCTTTTGCTTTTTGGTGAACTTAAAAGAACGAGGTTTTGAACATTTAAAACAATGTCATTGTGAAGAGTCTCGTTTTTGTCTTTCCAAGGTTTATGATTTAATTCTGCCTCTATTGCGATTTGCTTACCTTTGGTCAAATGTTTTTGCATGGCTTCACCATATTTGCCCCAAATTACGCAATTAAAAAAATGAGCTTTTTCAACCCATTCATCATTTTGCTTATAAGACTTATTGCAGGCTATGCTGAAAGAGGTGCAAGCGGTTCCGTTTGCGGTGTACCTTAATTCGGCATTGCCTGTAAGTCTTCCGGTTGCTGTAAATTTGTTTAAGTCTGTCATTTATTTACTCCTTAATCTTTTTTTAAGAAACATACATCGTTTCTTGTTATGTTTACGGCGTTAGCCAAAATATACATATATTCTTCCGTTGCAGCTTGAAGTCCATCGAAGACTTTTACTTGCGGGTTTTCTCCGTCTTGAGCTGTTGATGCTATAGTTCCCTTTTCCGTTTCGGTGAGGCCTGTATAAAAGCCTTGAAGGTCTAGACGGCCGTGCGGAATTATTTTAATGATATATTTGCTGTTTTCGTTTTTCATTCTTGACTCCTCTTTTCGTAGTTTGCAGGAAGTGTAACGCCGAAGCGTTCGGCGTAAGGTTTTAGATTGTTGTCGGTTATTTTTAGCCATTCAAGAACATCGGACTTTTCCCAAGATTTAATGCCCCCGACCAATTTATAGTTGGTTCCACAACATGGCTGTAAGAAAAGTTTAGACCGATAGGTTTCGATAGACCTGTTGGTTTTAAGTTTAACGGCGGTTTCTAAATCCACCCATGCAGGAAGGGAATCGGTGAAATTCTTTTTAGCTTCGATTTCTCTGTTTTCTTTTATAAGAGAAATTGCCTGCGTTATTTTTAGATCTAAAATTTGGAACTGATATTCTTGTTCGTTCATAGGCCGTACTCCATTTTTAGGAAGCATTTACGATTTACCGTCCATGCTTCGGTTGCTATTAAATTTTTTTTTACCGGAACGGGAAGACCGTCCGATTTTTTTAGGGCTTTCCAAAGTCCTACCGAGGAAAGTCCCGATTCGATGCTTGCCGTAAAAAAGCTGTAGTATAAGAAGCCGTTTATGAAGACGGGTTCTTTTTTACCGCTCTTTTTCATCTTTGCCCCCTTAAAAAAAATGACGGCTTGCCGCTTCGCAGTTAGACGCAAAAGATTGCGCTGTCGGCCCCTAACCGTCCGGCTTATTCCTTGCTATATAAACTAGGAGATTTCCTAGCCTTATCCGTGGTTGACTGCGAGTTTTAAGCTTTCAGCTTGAATCGGCTCAAAATTGATTTTTAAGTCGGGATGTTGAATTCTTATCTGCTGAATAGTTGATTCTTGCGATTTGATAGAAAACTCTAAAGCTAATAAAAATTTATCTTGCGTTTCCTTATTTAGTTGATTGAACAGTTTAACAGCCTTTTCAGTTTCTTTTTTCATTTTTAGCCTCCGTATAATAATATTGTTTAATAATATTATTATACGATTAAATAATTATTTTGTCAATAGAAAAATATCATTTAATTATATTTTTTTATTGCTTTTTTTTTTCAAATATGATATTGTTTATGTGGAGGTTGTTATGAACATTGGAGAAAGGATAAAGCAATTAAGAAGGTTTAAAAATTATAATCAATTTGAATTTGCTAAAATTATAGGGATAAAGCAAACCGCTTTATCTTTAATAGAAACGGGGAAAAATGCTGTAACAGAGCAATGTATAAAAGTTATATGTCTTTCATTTTTTGTTAATGAAAAATGGCTTCGTTTTGGTGAAGGAGAAATGCTTACTTCTGAAGCGAAAAAAACATTTGAGGAACGCCGATTTATAGAACTCTATGAAAAGTTAAATCCGATTATGAAAGATGCCGCTTTAAAACAATTAGAAAGTCTCGTTAATGCTCAAAATATACAAGAAAATAGGGAGAAAGAGGATGAATGAACTTATTAAAATTACTGAAAAAGGCGGAGATCAACTTATAAATGCCCGTGATTTGCATGAATATCTACAAGTTGGACGAGATTTTTCAAATTGGATAAAAGATCGGATTGAAAAATACAGATTTGTTGAAGGTGAAGATTTTTTTAAACACAACGAACAGGTTCAAAAATCTTTTTCGCCAAATTTGGCGAAAAATAGAGGACGAGGACGACCTGAAATCGATTATTTTTTAACAATGGATATGGCAAAAGAACTTGCGATAGTTGAAAATAACGAAGCAGGTAGGGAAATTCGGCGCTATCTTATTAAGGTTGAGAAAAAATTCAGAGAAATAGCCCTTTCAGGGGGCGATCTTAATTTAATAGAAGTTAATTCAAGGCTTGAATGGATAGAAAGGGCTCTTGGGGACTTAGCAGAATTTAAAAGTGCCATATTAAAAATAACTTCCGAGCCGAAAGTTATAGAATATCGTACTATAAACTCTCAATTAGATGAGGATATATATACTTTTTACAAAAAACATGTAGACGATTCCGTTCCAACGGCCGTTTATACAAAAGCTATCGATGTTTGGGACTTATTCAAATACGATACTCAAGCTAAATACCCAAAAGCCGAATTTTTGGAACGCTTTAGAGCTATATATCCGCAGTTTACATTTGAGAAAAATAAAAATGTTGGCGTATTTTGGGGTTTTCGTCTAGTTGATACATGCGGCGTTTGCTGATGGTTGTATGATAAAATAATAACGGATTGTTTTATTTTCAAAAAAATGATAAAATCATCGTGGAGGTTTCTATGAAAAGTTTAAATTTAATCATTATTATTTTAATTACATCTTTATTTTTCATTTTTTCCTGCTCAAAAACGCCTGCAGAATCAGAGGAGCGAGGGCAAAGTGAACAACCTAAGATGGAAAAAGAAGAATTTAAAGCAGAAATTATTCGGGGTAATATTGCTAGCAAAAATCCGTTAATCAGGGCTGATTTTGTTGAAAAACTTGTAAAAAATGGACAAAAAACTAAGGTTTTGGGAGTTTGCGCTATAGTAAGTATTTCTAATGAAGAATTTAACAGTTTAACGCCTGATAATTATGCCGAATTTTGTAAAATTTTTGCTGAAACAGGAAAATATAAATGGGTTTCAATAATTACCCCCAATAAAGAGGGAATTGCTTTTCTTGGCGGGGGTTGTTTAGGTTCTCATGCTATTTTAAACAATGATGGTTCCGTTGAAAAAATATTTGATGACTGGGTTTTGATTTATGATTCTAAGACAGAAAAAGTCGTTAAGCAATAAGAAGTTTTGTTAATTGAAAGAGCCCCGATATTCGGGGCTCTTTTTTGTTATTTGTCTTCGTTGATGAGTTGAATAATGCAACCCATTTGAGATGCACGATAGATTTTTATTTTTTCGGCTCTAAATTTTTTAGTTACTTCCGAATCATCGATAATGTGAAGCCAGTTTAATCCCTCAACGATTAAATCGTAGTGTTCGGGTATTTCTGTTTCTTGATCAATAATGTAAGCTTCATAGCTTGCATCTTGACCAAATTCTATAACTCCAAGTTTTATATCTTCCGTTGTCATAGTTCGATAAGTTAAACAGGCTATATCGCTTGTTCCGATGTAAGTCTTTCCAAAATCTTTGTAATATTTCATATTCAATCTCCTTTTATGCTTTGTTGAAGCACTCTTGATGTTAAATATAATATATCATTTTTTGAAAAAATTGTCAAGCACTTTTTAATATTTTTTATCATTTTTTAGTATTTTTTATCACTTTTTTTTGATATATTTAAAAAAAATGTTAAAAATTTCGGAAAACAGCCCGTACTAACCCAATTTTTGCTATAGATTCAATAGAAACGGATGTATCGCCTTCATAAGCAGGATTTGAGGCTTTTAATATTAAAGTTTTGTTTTCTTTGTCAAAAAAAACATTTCTGATTGTTTTTATTTCGTTTGAAAAAATAAGATAAGATTCCCCATTTAAGATTGTATTTGCACTTTTTAAAAATTCAACAAAAACTATATCTCCGGAATAAATCTTAGGCTCCATTGATTGTCCGTGCATTCTAAAAGCGTTGTATTTTTCTAAAAATGAAATATCTAATATTTTTTGAGGCGAGTCATTTAAATCGGTGTTAAGTTCCATATTGTTTAATTCAAAAAAGGGAATTTGATTTTTTCCTTTTGAATTTTGAACGTCTATTTTCATTTCCCCCGCACCACTTTTTAGCCAATCAATATTAAAACCCTCTTCTTTTAGCTTTAAATAAACATCTGCGGGTATCTTATGAAAGCCTCTTTCATAAGATGACCATGCCGTTTGTGTTTTATTAAACTGATCAGCCATTTCTTTTTGGCTTAACGCAAGAGCTTCCCTTATCTCTTTTAGGCGGTCTTTTTCTTCCATTTTTTTTCCCTCAAATCAAGCTATTTTGTTCTTTAAAAAATCTAAGCAGCTTTTTTGCAGTAAAAAATTGCTCCTTTCCTAAAATCTTTGCTTTGTCGATGTTTTCTTCTGTTGTAAAAATTTGATAATCTGTAGCAATTAACACCCCCTGCTTTTCTTCAAAGTGTACTAATGTCTTTTGATTTTCTCCATAAATTTTTATATCGTCTTTTAATCGCTTTATAAGTTTTCGAGAATCGAAGCTAATTAAAAGACCTTCTTTGTTTTGTATAGCCAT